AAAAAAAATCGTAGTTTGATTGTATAATCTTAAAGATAGTGTAAGTGGTATGATTTAGCATAAGAGGTGGTTTTTTATGTCTGAAAATAATGAAAAAGAGACAAGTACATTAAAAGAGACATATACATTAGATGAAATTCTAGAGACAAATGCAGTAGGCTTTGAGGCAACTCTTGAAGAGATAAGTAATTGTATTTTCAAGAAAGATTTTGAGAGTATTATGAATCTACCTGAAAACTTTATTATTGAGGGTTTGTCTTATAATGAGATGCATAATAAACTGTTAGGCTACTATATGTTTCAATTAACAATTTTTACTGAGACTTATAGTGGAACTAAAGATTTACTAGCTTTTCTTAAAGAGTTACGTAATATGATAGAGAAGTATGCTAAACTCTTTACAGATAGATTATTAGAGGTAGGGTTAATTCTACCTAGTTACGTTCATTAATTACAGAGGAGATTTGTTATGAATGATTTTATGGAATTACTAAAAAACAATGTAAAGACTACAACTACAAATGGTGCTGTTTCTTATAAAACAACAGGTAGTGCTTTGTTAGATTTAAACAACTCAGTACCTTTGTTGCGTAATAAAGCTATTGAGTATTTATCTAATAGTAATTTAATTGCATTAGATACTATTCTTTCTTTATTTAAAGAATCAGTTATGGAAGATGCTAACTACACAATGAAGTGGTTGATGTATCTACGTGATATTAGTGAGGGTTTAGGTGAGCGTTCTTCTTATCGACTAATTCTAACTGAGATTGCTAGTAATGTGCCTGAGTTAGTTTTTGCGTTGTTACAAACTAAAAAATTACAGGAATTAGGTCGTTTTGATGACTTGATTTATGTGTGGGATAACACAACAAATGAAAATTCTAAAGGCTATATTTTTAACTATTTAAAATATCAACTAAGTGAAGATATTTTATTAGATAAGAGTGGCGAAAGCATTTCATTGTTGGCTAAGTGGTTGCCATCTGAAAATACTACTTCACGTAAAACTAAAAAATTAGCTACTAGATTTAGAAAAGCTTTGGGCATGTCATCTAAGTCTTATCGTAAAATGCTATCTACTTTACGTAAGAACATTGATGTGGTTGAACGTAAAATGTCTAACAATCAATGGGGCGAGATTAATTATCAAGGTGTTACTTCTAAGGCTAACCTAGTTTATCGTAATGCGTTTATCAAACATGACCCTGAAAGACGTTCTAAGTATTTAGAAGATTTATCTAATGGTAATGTTAAGATTAATGCTGGCAAAATGTACTTATATGACATTATCAGTAAGTATAAAAATAGATGGGATATCGAGTTTGATGAAACATTAGAGGCTTTGTGGGATGCTCAGGAAGTACCTAAAGATTATAGTGATATCTTGGTGGTACGTGATGGTAGTGGTTCTATGACAACTAGTGCTTTTGGTACAAATGTTTCTGTGTTAGATATTGCTGATGCATTGACAATTTATACTACACAGCATAATAAATCTGAATACTATAAAGATAAATTCATTACATTTAGTGATTCACCAGAAGTTGTTGATTTAAGTAAATGTAATACGTTAAGTGATAAGCTTTCTGTGTTAGATGAGTATGATGATTGGTCTACAACTAATGTTGAAAGTGTGTTTGACTTAATTCTAGAGACTTCTATTAAGAATAAAGTAGATGCTAAGGATTTACCTAGTACTGTTTTGGTTGTATCTGATATGCAGTTCAATTCTGCTATGGGTACAAGACCAGACAATGATACTTTATTTGAAAAGATTGCTAATAAGTTTGAATCAGTTGGCTACAAGTTACCTAAGTTGGTATTTTGGAATGTTTCTTCTTATAATAACACAGTACCATTACAGAAAAATGATAATGGATTGGTTATTATGAGTGGTTTCTCTAAAAATAATATCGATATGATTTTACATGATAACTTAGACCCATTAGAAGTTCTAAAGGCTGAGTTAGATAGTAAATATAGCTTTATTGATACAATTATTAGTAAGTCTTAATAATTACATATAAATAATAATGAAAAGTGTAGATATTTAATATCTACACTTTTTATGTTATAATGTTAGTTAGTAGTTACATTTTCTTTTTAACAGTCTATATTTAGATTATGGGGTATAAAATATGGCTTTACAACTTTATGAAGATGATTTGTTAGATGAAGAGGTGCTTTCTACTAAGTTAATTACATTAGCTGAGATTATAGTAAGGAAGCATTTCTATGCCAGTAGAGAGGATAAAGAGGATTTAGTTTCTATTGGTGTTTTAAAAGCTGTGAGGATGATTCATAGTGATAATTTTAGAAGTGATAAGGGGAATTTATGTACATTCTTATACACAGGTATGCGTAATGATATGCATAATTTCCTATATCATAAGAATAAGTTTGATACAGTAGATTTTGATACAACTTTTGATGATGGTGGTAGTTTAGATTATTATTTTGAAGATGAGGTAGCATCTGTTGATTATAGTCTAGTACATTTAATCTGTATGAGGTTTAAGTGCTTTGGTGATGCTTTAGAGGATAAAGTTATTACAAAGCTTAAATCTTATGGATTTAAATTAGATGGTTATATTTCTCATAATGTTGGTAGTCAACTAAAGTGTAGTAATGATATTGTTAATCGTGTTGTTGGGTTACTCTTTTGGGAAATGAGACAGAGAGAGTTGAGTTCATTATTTAAGGATGGGGTATTATGAGTTCTTATGGTTCTATTTCTACAATCACTATGAGTGATGAAGAGAAAGATTTATACGCTGAGTATTTGAGTGTTTCTATTGGTAATCCTGTTCTAGAGTTTGTTAAATATATGTTGGGCGATGATTATTTAAAATTCATCGATATTTGTAGTGGTACAAATTTTAATATTCCTAGCAATAAAGCTTTAGAGAGAGGAATTAATAATGTTAAGATGTATGCTTATGTTAAGAAGTGGAATTTCTCTAATGCATCTATTGTAAATGCTGGTAATATTTATAAAAAGACAGAGTTAGCTACAAGACGTATTGTGTTGTCAGTTGCCAATGCCTTAGGTGTTAAAGATACACTAGAGGGTGAGGATTTAGTTAATTTTGTAGAAAATATTGAACCATATGCTGTTAAGAAGAGTGTTGAGACTTCATCTGACAGTGTATGTTGTGATAAAGATACTTCTGAAGTGTCAGAAGAGGGTTAATTTTAAAAGAGTAGGTAATATAGTTATAATATGGTATCTCCTATGGATAATAACGATTTAATTTCTATCTTAGCTAAAGGTGAAGAAGATGAGATTAAACAAGATGATACTAAAGATAGTCAAATAGGTAGTGAAGATACAGAAGATAATGATGATAATAATAGCACTTCATTAAAGACAACAATGTCGGCTATGGATGTGTTAGATATTGAGGATGGTTCTAATCATAGTACAACAGGTATATCTAGTGGTAGTGGTGATGTTAGTCAAGATTTAGAGAATTGGATTGATGGTAAGGATTTAGCACCATCTGATGATTTAAATCGTTTTGTAAGTGCTACTGATGTAAAGTTTAAATATGGGTTAACACATAACACATTAAATAACTTTACATTGATGGCACAGTTACAAAAGTTTCTAGATACATCTAATGAGATTTTGTTTAGTGAATCTGCCGCTATGAACCTTTCTCCAGAGGAGTTAGAGAGTAGGGTTAGGATGGCATTTACAATGTATGCTGAGTTATCTAGGATTAATCAACGTACAGCATTAGCACTGGAAGAACAGCGTAGAAAATACAATGATGGTTCTACTGATATTGATAAGCTTTCATTGTTGTTATCATCTGTACCTAGCGATAAGTTAAAAGAAATTTTATATGCGATTACAAAGTCAAAGGACTGATATATGAGTAATGCTAGATTAGAAGATTTATTAGGCGATTCTAGTTCATATACCGCTATGACTGATAAGGAAAAAGACTATTTTGTAAAACTTCTACAAGAGGAGATGCAACGTAGGGAAGATAGTGGTAGAGTTGAACAGGTTAGAGATATAGTTAGGATTGAGGATTGGATTAATTCTGACTATTATGTTGGTTCTGACCAGAAGAACATATATCCATATTGGAAAGACTTTATAGTTGATATTTTTAGGGATACAAGAAAAGACGATGAAAAGATTAATTCCGTCATATTAAGTGGCTCAATAGGTATAGGTAAGAGTACCGTTGCTGAATTAATCATGATGCGTAAGATGTATGAGTTATCTTGTTTTAGAAATATCAATGCTATGTTCAATCTGATGTCTAAGACAAATATTATGTTCTTGTATTTTTCCGTTAATCAGAAACAGGCAGAACGTACTGGTTTTGGTGAGTATAGGGCATTGATTGATAACTCACCTTATTTTAACGAAAACTTTCAAAGGAATCCTAGACTTAATTCTTTGCTAGTATTCCCTGAGGGGATTTCATACGCTTATGGTTCAAGTGCTAATGATAGTATAGGTATGAGCGTTATATGTTCCATGCTTGATGAGGCTAACTTTTTAGGTGGTGGTGGGCCGTCTAAGGATAGTGAAAAGGCTACTGATTTATATGCTAATATCGTGAATAGGTCAAATTCACGTTTTATCATAGATGGTGGTGTCAATCACTCATTAAATATTTTGGTATCATCAGCTACATATGAAAACTCAGCTACTGAACGTCAAATTAGGTTGTCTAGAAATGACCCTCATACTATAGTTGCCGCCCCTGCTCAGTGGGATGTTAAGCCTAAGAACTTTAGTAAGAAGTTCTTTTATGTATTTAAGGGTTCTAATTACTTAGAGGCTAATATAGTTAATTCTACAGATGATGTGAATAACTATAGGGTATCTGAGGGTATGTCTAGGCACAAGTATATTGATGGTTTAGAGGATTATGAATCCATTAATAAAGCTATAGAAGAGTTACCACCTCATATGCAGACTAAGTTCTTAAAAGTTCCTGTAGATTTGAGGAATGGCTTTGAGGCAAACCTATTGCGGTCTTTACAGGATATTGGCGGTGTATCTACAGGTTCACAAGGTAAATTATTTAGTTCACCTATGGTCTTGCAAGATTGTATAGATGTAAATAGACATCATCCATTTGTATCAAAAGAGATAGTAATATCTACAGGTGATGATATTAATGTTAAAGATTATCTGAGGGATGATTTTAGGTTAAAGTATCCTGAAAGGCCTAGATATCTTCATATTGACCAATCATTTAGGACGGATAGCACTGGCATATCATGTGTCTATGTTGATGATATCGTAGAGGAAGATGGTGTTAAAAAGCCTGTATTTGGTGTTGATTTTATGTTACGTATTAATCCACCAAAGCCACCTAAAAAGATAGCGATTTATAAAATACGTAACTTTGTTATTTATCTTGTAAATGTTATCGGCATGAAGATAGGTAAGTTGACATATGATATATTCAATTCTGAAGAGTCTAGACAGATTCTAGAGGAAATGGGTTTCAATGTAGGTTATTTATCTGTAGATAGAACAGATAAACCTTATCTAGACTTAGTAGAGATAATGTATGAAAAGCGTATAAAACTATATGATTATCCTATACTTCGATATGAGTTGCTCAACTTGTTACATGATAGGATAAGACGTAAAGTTGACCATCCTAAAGTAGTTACAGATGATGGTTTTGTTGATTATGATGGTAAGGGTAATGATGGTGTTACTGGGACTAGGGTAGGTTCTAAGGACGTATCTGATAGTTTGTGTGGTGCTATTCAAAATGCGTTACAAAGTACTGTATCTGATGCTGAGGGTAATAATGGTACGTTTAGCGATTTCTTAATGGCTAATCGAATAGGTTCATATGCTGGTATAGATGCACCAACTGATATATCAGTTGAAGAGATGATAGATAGACAGATAGATGATATGATAGAAGAGATGGAGATTAATGGTTTCTATTAGATTGGGGTATATATGGCATGGTATGATTTATTTGTAAATCGTAGAGGTTTACAAGATACTAGCATTTCTAGTGACATTATTGATGAAGTAGGTACAATAAAAGAAAGTGTACCTAATGATGTTGTTAGAGAGGTTAAGATTGTTGAGGATAATAGGGGAAATACTTTCTTTGATGGTAGTATTGAAAGTATACACTCTAAACCTATTAATGAAGGTTCGGTTAGTCTATCTCCTAGTAATTTACAACAATTATTAGGGACAGACGATAAAAACACTTTAGGTCAAATCGTTGAGGGTATAAGAGGAGACTACTCTTTAAAAGAGATTTTTGCTGAGAACGAAGAGATGTCTAAAGATTCAGTAATTGGTTCTGCTATGGAGATTATTGCCGATGATGCATGTACTCCTGACGAGACAACAAATAAAGTTATTATGATTGAATCCTCTGATGAGGGGTTGAAAAAGTTCTTAGAAGATTTCTTGATTAACAATATTAAAATTGATGATAGAGTATGGTCTTGGGCATATGAGATTGTTAAACATGGTGATTTCAAGCTAAGGAGAAGAGAGTACTACGCTGGTTCTGCTAATAGTGGTATTAAATCTGTATACTATGAAGATGTTATTAATCCTTATTTAGTATCACGTATAGAGTATATGGGTAATGTACTTGGTTATGAGGATGAGGACTATTTATTTGATAGTGGTAGTTATCAAGATGCTGGTCAGTTCACTTCTGGTACGATGAGTGGTAGTGCTAAATTTGAGAAGAGTGATGAGTTTGTACATTTTATTTCTTCTAAACTTTCTAAACGTGAGAAGATTAAGTTGAATGTTAGGAAGTCTGATAATACACAAGAGGAAGTAACATGCTATAGGGTAGTAGGTACTTCTATTGTAGATAGTGCTAGGACTATGTTTAGAATTAATGCACTAATTGATAATATTCTTGTTTTATCACGTATTGCACGTTCAACTCAATTTAATCTTGTTAAGATTGAGGTTGGTAATGCTAACGCTGGTCAAACACAACAAATGCTTTCTGATGTTAGACGTAGATTTCAAGCTAATTCTAAGATGACTAAGGGTGTGGGGTTTAGGTCTGACCCATCACCTGTTCCAATTAATAGTAATATATATTTACCTACAAGAGATGGTAAAGGTGATGTTACTGTTGAGAGCATTGGTGATGGTGTTGACGTTCAATCTATTGTTGATGTTGATTATTTTACAGATAAGCTTTTTGCGAGTTTAAAAGTTCCTAAACAATATTTAGGTTTTGCTGAATCTTTAGGTTCTATGGGTAACAATTCGCTTGTTAAACAAGATTTAAGGTACGCACGTTCAATTTTAAGGGTTCAACAAATTTTGATTAATGGTATTACTGATTTGTGTGAGAACTACTTAAAATATCGTGGACGTGGTTCTGATGTTGGTGCATTTAAGATTTATATGCGTCCGTTACCAACTAGTGAGACATCTACTAGGGTTGAGGAATTTGTATCTAATCTTCAAATGATAGATTCAAGTAGTGCTTTCTTAGACTCATATGCTGATTACATTGATAAGGCTAAATGGCTTAAATCAATGTTAAATCTTGCTAATATTGATGCGAATGAAGTTGCAACAGATAAATTTAAATATATTCTATCTGCTTTAGAAGATGGTACTTATGATGAGGGTGAGTTCGCTACTGAAGAACCTAGTGGTGAAGAGGATGCTCCGTGGTAATTAAATAGTGTTGTTTTTATAAGATATATCTTGTATAATAGTATTAGTTATACAAGATATATCTTTTTTATTTTGGGGTGGTTGAGATGAGTTTTAAGGTTAAAAATGCACCTTGCTTTAATTGTGATGGTAGATTTGTTGGTTGTCATAGTAAGTGTGATAAATATAAGGAATTTTCTGATAGTAGGAATGTCAATAGAGATGTTAGATTACAAGAAATAGATGTTGATACTTATTATAATCGCAAACATATTTCTATGAGGAGGAGATATTCATGAGTTTATTTGATGATTTACAGAAAGCGATTTTAGATGGTGACATGGATTTAGTCGCTGATTTACGAAGACGTATCATGCAAGGTGAGAGGGATGAAAGTTTAGATAAGAATATGATACAAGCTATAATTAAAAAAGAGCCTGGTAGGGTTATTCGTTCAATCATTAATTCAGATGATTTGGATGAGATTTCTTGTTTTAAAGCGTGTAGCTCATTGTTAACACATAACATTATTGAAGCACAAATAAATAATAGAGACATTAATGATTATCCTATTAATGAATTATACATTATTTTAGGTACATTCATTAATGATGGTTTAGATAGAGGTAAAGATGACTTTAAAAAATTTGTTACAAAAAGGTACAAGAGATTCATTTAACCTTGATTTGGAAGATATTCTAAATGAGGAGTATCTTCCTTTTTCTTTTTTAATTGATAAAAATAGGGATGCTAGGTATTATGAGGATTTCTTAACAAAATATCAAGCAATAGCTTTTGACAATAGATATGATAAACTTCTAAAAGAGGGTAAATCATTACAATCTATTAATGAGGCAACAAAGAAAGAGTTGCTAAGTGGTGCTGAAAGTAAAAGAAAAGCTAGAGCAAAAAAGTTAACGACTACATATAAAGGTGTTAATAATGATGGGTGCGTTGAGTTTATAACAAATAGTCAATATACACCTAATAAGAAATATCAACAAAAGATAAAGTTAAATGATGTCAAGGATATAAAAGCATTAAAGGATTTCAAGAAGTCTGAGATAACACGATTGTTATTAGATGGTGATTTGTCAGTATACTGTAGCTGTGAGGATTTTCTATACAAAGGCTATAAGTACATGGCATGGAATATGGGTTATGGCTTAGATAAAGAAAATAGATTTCCTAAAATTAAGAATCCAAATTTAGAGGGTACTATTTGTAAGCATTTGATAGCTGTTTTGTCTGTTATGTCTTTTAATAACAATAAAATAACAACTGACTTATTTAAAACTAAAGTGGTTGGTTCTTTACGAGATAAGAATAGTAGTAATTTATCTAAATTACGGAGTAAAGAGGCTTTAACTAAGCATAAAAATAGGTGGAATGGTTTAGGCAAGGATATAGCAAAAGGTAGAAATGCTAGGTTAAGGAGTAAAAACAAGGCAATTAGTGTTTCTAAAGGTAGGCATAGGTAATTATAAGTAAATTAGTAAGGTACTATATATAAGATTAGTACTAAATTTATATAAGTTTAATACGTTAAATGCGTTTTTTGAAGTAAAGGAGTATTTCTAGTGTCTACATATTTAGTAAAGTATAGGCTAGATTCTAAAGTATTCAAAGATGTCTTTGGTGACAATTTAACGTCTGTTTTTGATTTGCCAGAATTGAAAGAGACAAACATTAAGAATAAAAAAGCAAAAGATATCTATGAGACATTGTTGAGTCAGTCTAGGTTATACAACGTAAACGCAACTCCGATAAGCGACTTGTTTGTTAAACTAGATAAACAATATGGTCTATCCGAGGGTTCTGAAGTATGTTGTGTGTATACAGATAAGCAAGTTGATACGTACAAGTTCTTAGGTATGGACGTATCTGATGATTTTAATGTGTACATTAAAACATATAGTGGTTCTATTCGTGTCGAGAGTTTGTATAATAGGGATTTAATTCTTAATTCTAGCTGTGAATTTGACAGAGGTCAAACAAAAGGTAAGATTTCAAGAAGTAGAGCCAAAGAGATTGCTAATGAAGTATTTAGTGAAAATGGTATGGGTTATGATATCGCACGTGCAGTGGCTACAGCTTTGAAATGTGGTGGTGCATACTCATTAGCTAGTGGTGTTAAGAAGATGAGTATCAGTAGTACAGAGGAGGCAATGGATTTATTGTCTAAGAGCGTTCTTGCTGATATTGTTAGAAATTACACTGGTGATAATGGCTCTAGTTCAGATAATGATGTTTTCGATAGTATTGTTTATAATATCGTAAAATCAAAAGTAAATGTACAAAATATGGCTGTTTCTGATGAGACAGTTAATGATATTGTATTTGTTACATTAAAGTACTTATTCTATTATTGGGGTACAATCGCTGGCTTATATTCTAGGGTTAAGGTTGTATTAGGTTCTTTAGATACGTTATCTTATATTGCTAGGTTGCAGTTAGGTGATACAGATTTCTTCGCTCAATATAAAAATATGTATGAGTTTAGAGAGATGCATCCTAGTGAAGAGTTTGATAACGCAACTGAGTTGGCTGAACAGCCAGCTGTTGGTTTCTCTTTAAGTGGTATTGTTAAGACACATGCGTATACAGATTATCTAGCTATTAAAGGTGCTAGTGATATCATGCTTAATATTGATAGTGCTGAAGCTTTTAAAAACTTTAATGATATTCTTATTTCCAATGTTGATAATACAGACCAAAATTCTTTGAGTGATATTGAAACATTGTCTAATGAAGAGTTACAGGCTTTAGCTAATATCGATGCATTACGTTATATGACTAGCGATGATTCTTCATTAAATCCTAGTGCATACGATTTATCTGACAAAGACGAGAGGGATTTGTACTTTGATAGTGTTGTTAGGACATATGATAAAAAGTTCAAAGCATATAAACCTGTTAAAGATACTGGGATTGTAAATTCTTTGTTGGATACTGTTGGGAATGGTACTATTAATTCCTTAGAGTTGATTACTAGGGATGCTGAAGATGATGGAATTACTGATGTTATTTCATTGACAGGTACTGAGTTACAGATTGATACAGATAAGAAGATGTTACGTAGGATTCTTATGTTAGTTCATAAGATGAGTACTAAGTTATTGAAGAAATTCTTATAATATGGATAGTGTTATCACAAAAGATAAAGTTACCTACATTGATACTGAGTGGCTTAAAAAATTACATTCATTTAGTAGTGTTAGTAAGTTTTTTATAAAATCAACGCAGTTTACCAAAAAGGGTGAAAAGAAAAAGATACGAGAACTTAAAGATAGTAGAGATTATGTTAGGGTGTCGGTTTCAGATGCTGATAGTGAATTTATTAATATCTTGGGGTTGTCTGTTAATGTATTGAATGGTGATATAGCTTTAGGGTTAAATATTACAAGTGATTATATTGTTATAGGCAATATATCTAGTGTTATAAAGTCATCATTTAAGGTTAAAAACTTGCCTGAGTATTTTAATATCAATATGTTTTTAACTATGGTTAAGTTTAATATTGAAATGCTTGAAAATAGTATAGTTACTGTTCTTAGGGATATGTATGAGAGTACATTACCAGATAGTCAATCAAATTCTATTGTATACGCTATTGTCAGGAAAAAATCTGAGTTATCTGACATAGATGATTTCATAACAGATGTTATGGATATGATTTCTTATGGGTATAATCCTGTGAGGGGTTTCATAGATTCATGTGTGTCTTTATCTTGTAAGTTACAATCACAGGCCGTACTATTCTATGGTTCTTTTATAGAGAATATTTCTAGTGATGATATAGTAAATACATATCAGTATGTTATTAAAAATAGAGATTCGATTGATTGGTCTGATATTATTAAGACTTCAAAACCTAATTTAGATTTATTGACATTATACTATATCTCAGAGGGAGTTCCTGTTGCGTATCTTATTGCATTGCTTTCTTATGGCTTCTTAATAAAACAGAGAAAGATAGAATATGCATCTAAGCCTAATGTAAATAAAGAGATAGAGTATAGTAGATTTCTACATAGAGTAGCTAACTCTATACAATCAAATAATTATAGTAGGGATAGCGTAAAGACTATTGTTTACAATATAATTGATGTTTTTATATGTAAGGGTAAGTTTAATCTACTACAGTATGCTATTGAGAATGATAAAATATCAATAGTTGAGTATTTATTAAAGTCATTGAATGTTGATTGGGTATTGAGTGACAATACCATTTCAGTTGATTGGTTTTCTGCAATAGTTGTTGATTACATTAAGAATATATGTCCTTTGGTATATAATGGTTCAATGTATAGAAAAACTATGTTAAGTAGGCAGAAAGATTTTGTTAGAGTATCTATTCCGAAGTTGTATCATGTGGGTAAATTGGTAGATGATATTTCATATCCCTTGTTAGGGTTATTTAAATAGTAAATTAGTGAGGTTTCGATGAGAGGTTATCTCTTTTATAAAGATAAGACACTTCTAGAATTGAGAAAGTTTTTGACTGTAGGTGATTCTATTTTTGGTAAATTTAGACCGCAAGCAGTTTCTTTCATTAAATACGCTAAGAGTGACTTAGATTCTGAGTTAGAATTAATGGCTCAGAATGGTAATTTTAGTTTAGAGAGTATCAACTTAGAAAATGTGTTTCCTACTAAGTATAAGTGGTTTGTTAAAGATGTAAAGCTTAAATCTCTTAGGAAATATTTACATGAGGTTGAGAGTCGGATTGGTGAATTTCAAGGTGGTAAGGAAGATAATCTTCGCTTATTGGTTGGTATTCACTTTTTAAGGTTTTTATTACTTTCTAAGATTGTAACTTTGTATGTTTCTACATACAGTGAGATGAGACGTGTTGGTCTTGATGCTGATAAGTTAACTTTGAATGATTTGGGATTAGGTCAATCTATTTTGAAATATATTAATTCATTTGAGGAGTTTGATACTAAGACTATTGATGATTGGTTGGCTTTGAGTGTGGATAGTTCCACAATGAAATATTACTTCTCAACTATGAAAAGGATTATGACAATCTTAGATTTCAGATAATAGGGGTTATACATGTATAGTATTAGTAATTACTTTCCGTTTTTAGATAAGGCGGATTTTGTTAAAAACGTGCGTGAGGTTCATGCAGTTGAAGAGTTCTTAGGTTACGAGCCTTTAGTTGTTGATTTTGATTCACCTACTAAAGATTCATCTAAAAAAGTATTTAAAGCCTATAGGATTATGCCTAGTAATACACTATTCTTAGCAGAACTACCTAATACTGTTTTCAATATTTTTAGTGGTACATTTGGTAGTGAGATTACTGTTGATATTATGGAATTTGACTATCAAGCTGTTGCTAACTTGATTGAAGTCGATTTAGTTAATGACATTGATAGGGCAATATTCCAATGCAATGGTGCTTATCTTGTTGAGGATATTTTAACAGATACATTCATTAATGCGTGTGCTAATGGGTTAGATGTATCATCTGAGACATATTCTGATTATAAGGTATTAGAGGATTCAGATAAACTAGATACAGTGTCTATGTCTGAGTGGTTGTTTAGTAATGAACATATTGATGAAAGTTATATTATGGAGTCTGCATTAGATACGTTACAACTTTTAAAAGATAGACGTAAAAAAGGTAAATCTAATGATGCTGAAGATATTAAAGGAAAGGACGCTGTATATACTTGGTTAGACGCTTATTTCTCTTTACCAGAGGGTGAGGAGATGAAGAGTGGTGGACGTGAGGTAGTTCCTTTACTTATTGGGCCGACTGCTGTATTTAAATCTGCTACTGTTAAAGAGTTGTGTAAAAAATATAACTATAGGATGGTTGACTTTAGGGTTGCTTTTACTTCTAGGTTGGACTATAGTGGTCTATTCCAAATTGGTGAGGTAGAGGGTAAAAAATATAGCTATGCTTGTCCTATGGAAGAAATTGCAGTATGTTCTGATGGTTTCCGTGAGTTTTGTAAACAATCATATCAGAAATTAGAGGATATCCTACAAAAAGGTTATACAGAAACAGAAGTAGCATCTGATGGTAATAGTGTAGAGACAGAGAAAAAATACCTAACAGATGAACAAAAAACTAAGATTGTTGAACTACAATTACAGTATAAAAACTATATGCGTACACCAGTTCTATTCTGTGATGAAATTACACGCTGTAGAGATAAAGGTGCAAATGGTATTTTGGTACAACTTCTCAATCAGAAGAAATTAAATGATATGACTTTGAATGGTTGTAAGTTTGTTGCCGCTACTAATCTTGACATTCAAAAAGGTGTTGAACGTGAAGAGTATCGTATGGAATTAGATATGTTGTATGATGTTAATACTGACTTAGACGTAGCTTATTCCAATAGGTTCATTCCTTTAAAAGTATACCCTAATGATGTCATGGATAGGTGGTTTGATTGGGCAAGTGGTACAACAGATAAGAAAGGCTTTAAAGGTGTTTCTAATATTCACCCTGTTGTATTAGAGTTCTTAAACAATAATCGTGATATGGTGTACAATGATAAGCCTGTATTAGATGCTATTACTGAAGGTTTATCTGACAATGAACAGCGTACACAAGTATTCCCTAACTATCGTACATGGGATATGTTATCTGATTACTTGTATTCAGTTGATAAAACTGCTGAGGCTGAAAATGAGGGTAAGGAAGATAGTGGTGAGGAAAAACTTTATAAACGTAAAATCTTAGAGGGTTATGTATCTAAGTGGTGCTGTGAAAAATTCATTCCTTTCTTAGAATCTAAAGGTTACAGTAACTTTGATGAAGTTAAAGAACCTGTTAAAGATGATGTTGGTGATTTCTTGTCAACTGCTTTAGAGACAGGTTCGCCAGCCATGTTAATCGGTCCGTCAGCATTGGGTAAGACTAGTCGTGTTAAACAGTATATGAAAAAGGCTAAGATTAAAACAGGTTTAGAGCCAGTCTTAATCAATGTTAACTTGGCTAGTAAAGATGCTGTTGACCTTATGGGTATGCCAGTTAAACAGTCATTAACAGAATATGTTGGTGGTGGTATTCTTAAAGGTAGTGGTCTTGATGATGTATCTAGGGAGTTACAGAGTGTTGTAGCTAATGTATCTGCTGATATTAAGTATGGAATGACTGATATCATGACTTTGAGAGCCCCTGATAAGACAATTAAAGATAGGTTTGTGACAGCACTTAAAGAGGGTAGAGAGGTTATTTTATTCTTTGATGAGGTTAATAGGGTAAGTTCTAATACTGTTACATCTGCTGTATTTGAAGTTATTTCTGACTATCGTTTCGCTGGTGTTGACTTCTCTAATTATAAAGATAAGGTTAAAGTAGTTGCCGCTTGTAATATGGCTTGGGAAGGTATGGACGATGAAGCTGGTGGTTATGGTGATACAGGTACACTTGACCCTGCCTTTGCCGCTAGGTTCTCAATCTATTGGAAGAAAAACTATGATGAGAATGATGTAGCATCATGGATTGAGTTTATGGAATCTCAAAAAGAAGAGGGTTTAATTGATGGTACATTGATTGAGTTCTTCAAGGGTTTAGATACAGAGCAAGCTTTAAAAATTATGGCTAGTGTTGAGAAACGTACATTGGAAGATGCACAACCATCTACACGTAACATGTTACAACTATCTAAAGATATTAAATCTATGCGTGGTAAGAGACAAGAAAATGGCACATTTAAAGCTAAGGCTTTCAATGGTAAAATCTTGTTTACCGATGACGTAGTAATGCAGTTTGAAGACTTAATCTTAGAAAGGCAGTCTGACTCTTTAGAAAGTCATGCTCAAAAAACAATTAAGTTCTTGGATTCATTATTATATGGTAGCGATAGTTGGGAATCTTTGTTAATTGGTGATACTGTTAAAGTTGGTGATACATCAATTTCCGCTAGTGATATTGTTGATAGCTTGGCTCAGTGCAGAGATGATTTAAAACAATTTACACTTAAACCTATGTCTGCTGATGATAGAGTTGAGTGTAGTGATACTATTGATTTAGTAGAGGATTTAGCTGGTTTTGTAAGGCAATTAGATATCAATACTAGTAATAAGCGTGAAGATATGTTTAAAATGTATCTAGGGGAAAGTATTTTAGGTGAGTTTACTAAATACTTCAATAATACATTTGGTACAAATCTTGATGAGGATATCACTATTGAGCAGTTAAGTGATAAAACTCTTATTATTCCATTTATGAAGATTGTACAACGTAACTTCTCTAAATATAGTGGTAATACTGAGAGCATTGTTAAGTATTGCTTAGACTTGTGTAATGATTTCATGGAGGCTCATGGTAAAACATTACATAATGAAAACTATGCAATGTTCTTAACAGGGATTAAAGACATTTTACCTAATGCAGATAATATGGTACTTTTCTTGAAGAGGTCTGGTGAAAATCTAGAGGATATGTATCAATTAGCTGAGGGTGTTGGTGATGATTGGATTATAGATATTACTAGTGATTTTGGTAATAAAGTATCTAGAGAAGATATTGAAAATATCAAAAAAGCTATTAAAGAAAGTAAAAAATCAAAGACACCTAAGAATGTTAAATACAATGTATTATAATTAGTTTGTATGATAGAGGTGTTATATTCATTATGATTTCGTCTTGGATATACACCTCTATTACTTTATGGAAAGAGATATAGATATGCTAAGTTTTAAACATGTTAATGATTTTATTTCTAGATTACCTGTTGATACATTACCTGATTTTGGTGATAATGTTGTAAGTAGTGGTGATTTAGTTGAGTGTTATGCACCAGATTTTGACTTCTCAGTTTTAAATACTGCAATTCGTTCTTATAATCCTTATAGTTCTAAGATTATTGATAATGGTGTAGATTTTGTTGAATTAAATGATACAATTTATGTTGATGGTCTTAAAGTAGATGTAAGGTATTATGTTTCTAAGGGTGCATATGGCAGTGGCACTATTGTTAAATTAGTAACAGATGCTGTATACTCATTTGTTAAGGGTGAGTATAGGACTTTTAGTGGGTTTAATACATATAATGCTTTCATTGAAAAATTTGTTGTTTAATTGATTTGGGGGATTATTAATGGGGTTATCTATTAATGAGCGAAATAGAAGAAAGAGAGTATTAGACTATATTAATAGCTTATCTACTGAAGAGGTAGATGAGTTAAAAAGTTATAATACAATCACAGAATCTCTTAATAGTGGTAAGTATGTCAACATGCAAGCCATTCAAGATATATTAGACAATAATACTTTTGAAAAAATTGTATTTGGTGAGGGCGATTCCTTTGATGATAATAAGGCAGTAATTAGTTTGTTCTTCATGTCTAATAAAAATGTAAAATTAGCCGAGGGTTCTAAAAATGTATTTAGAATTATAGTCAAACGTGATTTATATTCTAGAGATGATGAAAAGTATTTTTATGTTGAGAGTGGTTTTGAGGATACACCATATAGCATTACTGACTTTAACGAATCACCTATAAAATATAACACTAAAGAAGCGACAATGACATTTGATTTGTTGGTAGATAAGTGTGATTATAATGCTATCTACGATTCAATGTTGCCTTTAGTTGAAAATAATTTAAAGCGTTTTGATTTAATGGCTTATTCTTTGTTTAAGTCGGATTCTATTAAACATTTGAGGAATTTCAATATTTCTACATTAGCCGTTGGTCTACATAAGAAAACAGGTAGATATATTTATCACTATAACCCTAGATTTATTCTTAGGGAAGCATTAGAGGAATATGTTAATAGGGGTGAGTTATATAATTCATTACAGGATTGTTATGTGTACTTGTTAACATTCTTTATTGCTCATGAAATGGCACATTTGATTACTAACAATCAAGTTCATTTTAGTGGTGGTAATAGCGATGTTGATTTAGATGGAACATATGCTAGTGGTGGTATGGATAACGTAGTTATGGATGGGTTTATTAATGCTAAACTTAAAGTAGCATTAGCTAGAACTCCTAACCTAACACGTAATGGTTCTGCTAATGGTGTATTCCCTGCTAATTGTATTAAAGATACAATTCATATGAGGGTACAGCATAATGTAGGTTTAAAGAAATTTAAATCTGCTGATGATATGGTTAAGACAGTTGTTGCTACGCTAAATAAGGTGTCAGGTTTAGATAAAGAAGCAACAGTTGATATAAAGAGATGTAAAGATAGTTTAAGTAACTATTGGGGTGCTGATGTTTTTTGTAATTTCTTTGTAGGTTCTGCTTTCAGAGAGTTACGCGCTAGTTCTCACATATTCCAAAGGGTTATTACTGATGTTGTTAGGGTATTGACAAGTGGTAAGATATATTGGAGTAAATCTGGTGGAATTACTGATGAAGAAAAAGTTTCTGATAAAGAGATTTTAGCTAATGGTACACTTGTAAAAGTTAAGGGTACTAATATTGTAGGTATTATTAAGGGATATAAACCTGTTAAAAAAGATGACTATATTACTCTAGATGTATATACAGTTAATAAAGCTAAGATTGATAGTGTTGATGTTACTGATTTAGGTAATGGTGCTAAATTAAACTCACCTGTGTATATTGATAGTGGTGATTTTTATGCTGATTTAGATAGGAAATATATCATACCTATTGATGGTTCTTATGGTTCATGGGTAGATGGTACTACTGAAGAGAAGACAAGTTTATCTGCTGAAGATTTAGCTGACGATTCTTCTGATAGTAGTGACTCTAGTAATGACATGGGTGATATGGGTGGTGGAACACAGCCTAAGTCCGTTAAAGTCGGTGACATAGTATGGATTTCTAAGAAGAAGAAATTTGGTATTGTTACATCGATTGTAAATGGTTCATTCCATGTAGAAGATGTGAGAGAAGAACCTTGTATTGTTTTAGACGATTCAGATAATCATTTATAATGGGGGTATAAAATAGATGGCTAAAAAACAGTTAAAGAAAAGAATATTTGTACCTACAGGTAATGATTTAGGTGAATTCACTATTTTTGATTTACAGCCAGTAGATGTTACTTTTGTTGATAGTGATGACAATTCACAACAGAGTAGTGGTGATAGTAAGATGGGTGGTTCTAGTAGTTCTATACCTGACCCTGTAGATAGTAACCCTTTGAGTAAGGGTAGTAGTTCCAATGGCTCACAGGGTTCTAGTGGTGGTAAAGATGCTAACCCTTATGCTAATAACAGTGGTGATAATAATTCTAGTGATGAATTTTCTAAGCAGGACAGAGATTTAGATAATGACCTATATGGTGAAGATTTAGATACTGATAGAGAAGAACAGAGCAACAATAATAATTCAGATGGCGAAGGTGGTTCATCTGGTGATGATGGGAGTGGTGAGAGTGGTGGTTCTTCTGGTGGTATGACATCAGAGGATAATTCCTATGCACCACCTAATTATGATGGTTCTTCTAATATGGGCGATGATAGTAGTTCTTTAGATAGTACATCTGAAATGGAAGATGCATTAAATAAAGAGCAAGAGAATATGTCTGATACTGCTAAGGAGAGAGCAAGTGAGGTTAGTGGGGAAGGTTCACAATCTTCTACTTCTCAAAAAGAGGGTAACTCAAATCAACAGAGTGGTGATAATTCTCAACAAGGTGGGCAATCTCAGTTAGGAGATAGTCAATCTTCTCAGTCATCTGATTCTAGTGGTGGTGATAATTCTCAACAAGGTGAGGGTTCTCAATCGCAAGACAATCAAGCAGGTAGTGGTAGTAGAGGTGATAAAGGGAATAAACCTAATGATGACTTTAAAAAGGCACATGATACTAAAGGCAACGATTTAGATGATACTGATGGTAAGTGTGTTGTTGATAAGATTGTTAGGGAAGCCGCTAAACGTATGCAAGAAGAGTTAGATAAAGATGAGACATTAGCTAACACTAACCAACAATCTTTAGACAACTATAAAGACTTTGGTGCTGGTACAATGACTACACTATTTAAAGGTAATAGTATGGTTGCTGATTGGAAAGCTAAATTAGAAAAACTTTTCAGAAAAGCATTAGGTCAACGTATTACTATGAATCCTAACATGATTAATAAACGTATCGAAGACGCACCTCCTGGTAGGGAAGATATTGAAACACAGATGGTTAAAGTTGCTGTTTTGATTGACTGTTCAGGTTCTATGGGTAGTGGTGCTTTTAAGAAAGTTATCATGCAGATGGATGCAATGATTAAAGCCGATAAGCAGATGAGGAATGTATTATTCTACATCATACCTTTTGAGGCTTGGAGTGCCGCTGAATGTGTTAAGCGTATGGTTAAGTGTAAAGGCACTAAACTTAAAGCTGAATTGATGAAATTTAAAGCAGAGGGTGGTACTAATATTGTCCCTGGTGTTCATGCAATGATGAAGAAAGTTAAAAACCCAGACTCTATTATTGTATTATCTGACTGTGGTGTTAATGTTAGTACAACTGTCTCAGATTCTACCTATCAAAAGTGGTTAAAGAAATATCGTGATAGGATTATTTGGGTATTAACTAGTAAAAGAGATATTTCTTATATGGGTGCAATTGACCCTTATGCTAAGAAACAAGATAGATATGTAGTGTTTAAGGGCAATGGTGATTAATTTCACGTAAAACATATAAATATTTTTGCACGTATTATATATCAATATGTACAATATGAGAGGATATGCACATTTTGTATATCCTCTTTTCTTTTAATGGTCTATCATGCAGATATTTATGGTAATAATGTTTTCAAGATATATAAATTGGTGTACATTCTCTTAAAATATAATTATATATTTGATAAAAATCTTCTTTAGTATTATAATAAAGATATTAATATTCTTTATTATTACGAGAGGAGGTGTTATCGTCTATGAATAAAAGTTTTAAAGTTAGGATTTATCCAACAAAAGAGCAACAGTCTTTATTAGAAAAGACATTTGGTGCATCAAGATTTGTGTATAATTATTTTTTGAAGTTAAAGAGTTATTTATATCAAGAGTTTAAGATACAAATTAGTTATAATCATACTTCAAAAATATTAACTGGGTTAAAGAAACAAAAATCGTGGCTTAAATTTTTTGATAGTCGTGCATTAAAAAATGCTTTAAAAGACTTAGATAATGCTTATGGTAAGTTTTATAAAGGTTCAGGATATCCTAAGTTTAAACGAAAAGATGGTAAAAACTCTTATCGTACTAATAGTGTTGCTATTAGAGTAGATAATTCTTTTATCAAGATTCCAAAAGTTGGTATTATTAAATTTAGAGATAATTATAATTTAGAGGATAAAAACATTCTTAAAATTTATAATATCACAATATCTAAGACACCTAGTGGTAAGTATTTTGCTAGTATATCAGCTGAGGTCTATATTCCATGTTTTGAGAGAACCAATCAAAACATAGGCATAGATTTAGGTTTAAAAGATTTTGCTATCTTTAGTACTGGAGATAAGATAGATAATCCTAGAATATTAAAACATCTTGAAGTTAAATATAGAAGATTAGCTAAGTCATTATCAAGAAAAGTTAAAGGTTCAGCTAACTATCAAAAAGCTAAATTGAGATTAGCAAGATTTCATGAACATGTAACCAATATTCGTAAAGATTTTCTACATAAGTTATCAACTAATATAGTTAGAAGTTATGATATTATATGTATAGAAAGTCTTAATATAAAGGGGTTAATGAAATCTAAATTATCAAAATCATTTCAAGATGTTTCATTGTATGAATTTGTGAGACAGCTAGAGTATAAAGCTAGTTGGTATGGTAAAACTATTTCTAAAGTAGATAGATTTTATCCATCATCACAACTATGTTCTCATTGTGGGTATAAAAATAAAGATGTTAAGAATCTGAATATTCGTGAGTGGACTTGTGCTAATTGTGGTACACATCATGGTAGAGATATTAATGCATCAACTAACATTTTGAATGAAGGATTACGACTCTTAGAGAGTATATAAATATATAATTATAACCGTG